GCTACGACAACTTTCGAGCGCGTCATCATGGTCGGTCTCCGAATTGCGGATCTTTTTTCAACACCTCGATAAATTCTTTCTCGCCGGCGATTTGCCGCTCGAGGTTTTCGCGGTGGCCTTCGCCGGGCACTACGTCCTTCGGCAAGCCGAAATTTTTGGCTTTCTCCCACCCGCGCGTGCGCGAGGAAACGTAATAGCGCAATTTCGTCTGCCGGCCGTCCTTGACCGCTTCGGCGTCGTGGGTGAGCGCATCGCGCGCATCGGTCGACCACATTCTGATTTCGACCGGGCCTCTGATGTTGCGATGCCAATGCTGAAACTCGGCCTCGTTGCGCTCGTAGATCAACAGCGCATCCTCGAAGCGCTTGACCGCGCGTTTGTGCCGTAGCTGTTCAAGATGATATTTCGGGTCGGTCGGCAGCAGCGCCGGCGGCACCGGTTCATCCGGCGGCACCGGTTCCTCGGGACCGCAATCCCACAGCCACACCGCCTGAATGTCGCGCTGTTCGGTCAGGATCCCGCTGTTGCGGACGGCAGGCTGGCCGTCAAGGTATCTGATCTCGGCCATTTATTCCCTCGGCAGCACGCAAATGTAGGCCTTCGCCGTCACCGATCCGAAGGTGCCGGAAAAATACGCCGACACGTATTCGTAGGGCGTGTTCTGCACTTCGTTGGTGAACAGGATCTCGTATTGCCAGCCGGCCGGAAACGTGCCGAGCGGCGTCGCCGTGACCGCGGCGTTCGGATAAGCGAATGCCGCCGCCTGGCCCCACGACATCGCACCGAGATTGACGTTGTTCGAAGCCAGCGACGGCGAATTGGAACCGACCAAGGTGAGCGTATAAATATCCGAGCCGGCCAGCGTGATCGCGGTCAATTGCACAACACAGACCGCATCGATGCGAGCCTGCTGCGGCGTGATCGAGGCGGTGTCGGAAATCGACGGCAGGGTGATGGTGATGCCCTGGTTGCCGCCGAGATCGACGATCGATTGCGAGCCGCCAACAGTGCCGAAGCCGGCGCCGGCGTGCGCGGTCAGGCCGTCGTCAAGCTGCATGTTAACGTCAAAGGCGTAAGTTCTGCGTGCCATGTTGTCCTCTCAACAGTCCTTGCGCGTCAGGCGACGATCGCCACGTTGGTCCAGCTAGTGAGCCGGTTGAAACAATATTTGTGCTCGTCGACGATCGACACGTCCCACGAAATATGCGTGCGATAGGTCTTGCGGTCCTGCAGCAAGCCAACGTCCTCGGGCGTGAGATTGCGCACATAGATGCCGCGCAACATGCCCTCGCCGAGCGTCATCACGTAGAGCGACGCCGTGACCGCCGAGCCGCCGCCCTTGCCGACCTCGTTGAACTGCAGCACCGGAACCTGATCGTCCTTCGGGTAGCCCCACAGCAGGCGATGGCCGCCATAGGAAATTTTCGGCATGCCGACTTCATCCCAGGTTTGCATCACAAAGCCGGTGAGCGTCGTGGTGCGCGCGGCCTGGATCCACAGCGGCAGCGAAATGAACGGCACCAAAATGTACGTGGTGCCCGACTTTTTCGACACGTTGTTGATGGTCTGATCGAGATTGATCAACGACAAAGCAGCGCCGCCCGACGCCGGCGAATTGTTGAATAGCCGGCCGAACATGGTGGCGCGGACATTGAGGCCGTCGAACACTCTTGGATTGGTCGAGCGATCGCCCTTGACGAAGGTATCGATCCACAGCCGCGCAAAGGCAGTGATGCCCATGCGTTCCTCGTAGTTGCGCCGCTCCGGGCCGTGGCGATCGACGATCGCCCGATCGATGTCGATGTCATGGTCGATGATCGCCGTGGCCTCGTCGAACGGCTGGATCACACCATGTCCGCTCGAGCTCGCCTCGTTGACGGCGCGGAATGCCGGAACTGCCAGGGCGGCTTCGCGGAAGCCGACATATTTGGAGCCGCGCAGGCCTTCGAACGGCATGACCTCGAACACGTCCGAATACTGCGTGAACATTTCGATGATGGTGCGCCGAATGTCCTCGTCGGAAAACCCTTTGGCGTATTCCGGCAAAGTGATCAGATTGGAAACGGCCATTGCTTAGTTCCTTTCCTCAAGCGCCGCGCGGATCCCGCCAGGCCGGCATGGTCGATTGGTCAAACTGGCGCGAGTAATCGAGGCGTTGCGCCGGCGTTAAACGGTCGATCTGTTCGCGGCTCAAGCGGCCGCCAGGCTGCGGCGGCTCGCGGCCGGAACCGCGGAACGCGGCGCCGCCCTGGCCGCTAATCTTGGACACGAGCTTTTCCAGCCGTTGCACGTCGGCCGCCGTAAAGGCGCGCGCCATCACCGCATTGCCGTCGGCCTCGCCGAGATAGCCGCGAAAGAACGTGGTCAGGGCATCGATGCGGGCCGGCCCGGCGGCACCGAGCTTGGCGATCTCGGCATTGCGCGCGGTCTGGATCTGTTGCTGCGAGGCGACCTGGCCGCCGGCGTAAAGCCCGAGCAATTTCGAGAATGCGTCCTGGCCCGAGATCCTGCCCTGGTCGATGTCGTGCATGATGCTGCGCGCTTGCGCCAGCAACGGATCGTTGGCGTTGAACTGATAAGTGATGCCGTCGGGCGCTTTGAAATCGGCCGGGAGCTCGGCCTTGTAGTCATCGGCCTTGGCCGGCAGCGTCGCGCGCTTGACCTCAAGCCCGGCCTTGAACGCGGCGAGCTCGTCGTAACCGGCGCGCATCGCCGCGCCGTCGGCGAATTGTGCCGGCAACCAATCAGGACGCGGCGCCGCCGTTGCCGGTGCCGGACTTGTCGGTTGCGGGCTCGGCGACGCCGGGGGCGTCGTAGCCGGGGATGAAGGTGTGCTCGGTGATGCGGCGGCCGGCGCCGCGGGAGCGCTCGGGCTCGGCGCCGGTGCGGGTGACGAAGGCGACGCAGTATCGGTCACTGTCGGCGATGCCCTTTGCCATCAATCGCATCAAATTCGCCGCGAGAGTGCGAGCTCCCTCGTGGCGCGGCAACGCACTGTCATCAGGCGCCGGCGCCATCACCAGCCGCATCAAATGCCGGTAGATGATGCCGCCGTCGCTCGTGCGCGCGATCCGATCCCAGGCCTGGTTGATTTCCGGTGTTGTTATTTCCTCGCTCATGTTTTGCTCTTTTTATGCGGCCGGCCCCAGGATCGGCGGCCCGCCGGCGCCCGCCGGCGTCGGCCGCGGCTGCAGGATCTTCGACATCTGTTCGACCACTTGGGCGACCTGGCTCTTGTCGCGCAGCTTGATCAAAGTGACGCGCGCCTTGGCGAGCAATTGCTCCATCGTCTTGGCGCCGTCGATGTACATCTTAAATTCCTCGGGGAAGGTCTGCGCCAGGTAGGTCGCAAGCTGCATGGTCTTGACGATCTCCTGCTGGTCGGCGGCGGCCTGCGCCGGATTGCGCGGCAGGGTCGACACGGCGCGGCCGTCGACTTGCAGCGGCGTAATCACGCCGGCGACCTCGAGCAAATGCTGAAACCGCAAGAAATAGGCGGCCGGCCCCTCGCGCCAGAACGACATGCCCGGCGTGCCGAGCCGGCGCTGTGCCCTGGCGAGCTCGTCCATCCATTGCGTCGCCGTCGGCGGCGTGTCGCCGCTCTGTTCGGGGTGATCGATGAAAAACAATTTCCGCATCGTCTTTAGTTTTTCTTCGAACTGATAATTGGCGACGTTGGCCGGCGGCGGCGCATAGATCGCCTTGACATCGCCGGCAGTGCCGGGCCGCACCGGGTAGGCCATGCCTTCCTCAACGCCGGTTTCGACCGCTGCAAAACTGTCGTCGGGATAGGTGATCGGCGGTTTGAGCGAAAGCGTCGAATGCTCGATCCGCATCGCCTCGAGCTCGTCGATCTGGCGAAACGTCGGCAGGCCCTGATACAGCGGCCCCTGGGCGTGCGGCCAGTCGGCGGTCGGATTAAAGCGGCTGACGATCAGCGGGCAGGATCCTGCGCCGCGCAGCACATTGTCATGCACGAGCTTGTTGCCGAGCATGACCACGGCCTGCCAACAGGTGTCGCTCTTGTCCTCCCAATCGCGCCAGAAACCCCAAATCACCTGGGTCCGATCGCTCGGCGAATTGTCGGCCTTGTCCTTGAGCGCGCGATCCATCTTGTTCCAGATTTCCTCGCCGACGAGCTCGCGGACGTAATGGTTGCGGGTGTAGCGCACGGCGAACCGGGTATCGATCTCGCCGTAGGGGCCGAGATCGATCTCGAGCTCGCGGATCGGCACCGCCGAGCACG